TTTCTAATTCCATTATTAATAAGAAATCTTTAATAATTGCATTTGGTATATTTCTGTATTCCATCGGCGTCCAGCCAAATTTTTTACAAAACATATATTCCAAATACCTTGTCCCACCACCTACTCCCTCTACTTCTAATATTAGCTCTTTTGTTCTTTTTTTTCCTGTTCTCTGTTAAGCACTACATCTAGTATTTCTGTCAATGCTTTTAATGTTAATCTTTTTAGATTTGCAGGATTTATTTCTAATATTTTGCCGCTTTCATCATCAAAGTTCCACGACTTAATTTGTTTTGCTGCTCTAATTAATGAGAAGTCTTTTGCTATTTTATTTTCTTGTTCTGTTAAATCCATATAATCTCCGGATAAAATATCATCATATATTTCTACCTTTGACCCTGGATAATCACTCAATTCAATAGTAATTATTTTTCTTACATCTTGTAATTGCATAAATTTGTCCCTTTCCTTAAATAGTGGGAGCCGGTAGGAAAGGGTAAAATCTCTCAAGCCCGGCTCATATATCCACTATCCTCTTTAGAGGTAAATTAATTATTCGTAGCTTGTTGCAGCTACATCATTGATCACTTTAACATCCATTCCTTGTGCATCACTCGTATCGTATTGAGCCCCATATACTTGATTTAAGTATATAATTTCATTTGATGTCATCGGATCAGGCGATTCCTTGATTTTCATGCTATTTATAGTAACACGAATTTCATTATAAGTTGTTCCCGATATTAATGCTCCAAAACTTCTAATGACGCAAGCTACTTTCGTAACTGATAGCCATTTTTGAAGCTCTACCGCATCATCAAAGAACTGCTTTGCTGATAATTCAACATCACCAATTGTTCTTACCAGCGAAATTGGATCATATGATCCTGATCGCTTTGCACCGGCATCGTCCTCAAATCTGTTATACAATCGCCATTCAGACCCTCTTTCAAGGGCTGTATGAGTAGCTGTTAAAGCTACTGCTGCGGTTGTACCAAATCTGAATTCAGTTCTTGCCCAACTAAATGGAGCGCCAAGTGTTTCACTTAATGATTGAGCCTTAACATAACAATAATCACCAGTTGTATAAGTTCCCGTAATTGAACTTACTGTTAATTGTGTTCCACTGTCTACTGAACTTATTGTTACTTCCTCAGTGTCACCAGATGTACCACCACTAACGTCAACTAATACAATTGTATCACCAGCTACAACTCCGTCTGTCGGATTTGGATCATAATCTGTTGCCAATGTTACAGTCGTACCTGACGCACTAGATATTGGTGCAATACTAAACTGTTTCAATGCTGATACCTCAAGTCTTAACTTCATCACATTTTCCTCAAAAACAGGGACAATGGATCTGACCTCTACACCCATATATCTATGGATTATTCCACCTTTATCAAATTCTAATGTATATGAATTTGTAGTGTTCCCATGAGTATAGGGATGAGTGTAAACACTACCACTATTGGTAGTTGTCCCTTTTGTGAGAAGCATATTAAAGAAATGCGGCGCAGTCTTTGGTTCTGCCAAGACTAAAATCTCGCCTGTATGATCTCTCTGACCCTGACGGATTGCGTAGCGAGCAAATCTATTGCCCATGATAGGTATATCATCATCTAAATTTAGTATCGTTGCCAAAGTTTCTGAATACAACGGAATTTTAACATCCGGAGTAACAGCTGTACCTTTAGTTGCCTCAATGCCAATCGCGCAATAGCCTATATCTGCAATATTTTCTGACATAATTTTTTTTCGCTTAATTATTAATTAAATTTGAGTCCACATTTACGACCTTTATTCTTGTCTTGCGACTTGGACCAAGTCAAGTACCTCTATTATCACTTGAGCTTCGGCTGTAAACTCTTGACCGCGCTCCCTGATCCCATATTCTACACTTATAACTTGATTTTCAATAAAACTTCCTAATCTNAAATATTTTCTTAGTATTCCTACTATTGATTCATCTTTTATTTTTGACTTATCACTATCTTGTCTACCCTCAATTAAATCTATCAATCTTACAAGTGATGGTATTTCTCTCGGATTCTGATTGACCTCACTTGCCTTATTTAATACTACATTTACTACTATTCTATATCTTGAGTCATCTATCCCTGTTGCTCCTGATTCATAAGACGAATTATCAGCTTCAATAATTACGCACGGCAAATTCTGTTTCGGTATTAATATCGGATCACCAATATAAAATTGCTTAAATACATCCGGCGCATATGCTTTTATATATTCTATAATTTTATCTATTATTTCTTTCATTGACTTTATTTAGTAAATCTTTATGAAATTGCTTAACTATCATTTGTTTACGCTTTTCATCTAATTTCATCATCACACGCCTTGGCAATTTTGTTCTCGGCTGATTGCTTTGGTGATATTTTCCATAACTACTCATTAAGTGATTAAATACCAACACTTCTCTTGCTTTATATATATAATCAAATGACTTCATTAATGCCCCTGTTTGCTGTAATATAGGCTTTCCCTTATATTTACGCACTTTTAGTGTGCTTGGCTTCAACGGCGCCCATTTCTCGCTAAATACTGCCCCCTCTGTCTTGAATACTGGTCCAGAAAAGAAATTCCGCAAATATATTCCTACTTTTCTAAATGTTTTTGACCAATCTGATATGGATGTTTCCAGTCCTCTAAACCTACGCATTATCTGTACATCGCCCTCTATTTCGTAGTGTAAATCAAATGGCATATATTAAAACTCCTTATTTACTTGAAACATCGTATTGTCCTCATCGTTATTGCTATCTGTTGGCGTATATTCTGTCGTAGCATTAGGATAGCCGCTTATTGATGGCGTTTCTTTTTGTGTCATAATTGTTCCGTCTGAGCCAAGTAATAATAAATTACCCAGTCTTATATCTTTAAGCATTGACCTTGCCATTTTTACTTTTTCTATTCCGTCCTTATCTGTTCCGGTTGCTTCCGGGCCATAAGATGCATACATAAGCCACCCTGCGGCCAATAATATTGTTATCTGATTAATTAAATCCGGTGTTTCTGATAATGGCAATGTATATCTATAAATTAAACTTGATTTCACTTCTGCTTCTGCTCTTGTTCTTAATATTACTACCCTACTACTATCTAAATTTTCAGCACTATCAAATCCAGCCTCATTAATAATTTCATCCAATGTACAATAGTGGCCAGTATCGCCACCATAAACTGCCACCGAGTCAGCGATTGCTGTTTCTGTGCCATTACCTGAATTATAATAAGTTACTTTATATCTTAATCCTGCAGTTCCTCCGGAGTCTATAAATTCAGTACCTAGCGGTTTGTCTATTTGAATACTTTTTGTTTCCACTAATGTATATGATTCGCTTCCCGATGCAGTTTCTCTGTATAATCGTCTTTGATTATAATATAATTTAGTGACTCTTGCCCCCTTATCGTGGCTAAACTTTAGCGCAGCCTGTAATGTAACAGTCTTTTTATCTGCATTTATTGAGCTTATCTGTCCTATCTCTGCTTTTTCCTGCCCCTCATACTCTATAACAATAAAATCATCAGCCGCAAAGTTATTCGCATTGACTAATGTTATAGTTGTACTGCTTGAATAGTCTGCTCCCAGTTCACCTAATTCACCTCTATTAAAGCGTTCGTTTGGTGCATTTATAATATATCTTGTTGCCATATCCTATGTATTATTTTTTATAATCGCCTTAACATTCCTGGTTAGCGCTATGGCTTTTCTCACCGCATATACTGCAGCTCTACCAATGCCATATAATGCCTGCCCATATTTTACTTGTCCGTATTTAGCCATTTTATTTTAATTATTTTTTATAAAATTCATACACCTATCAAATGAGTCAAAGTATACAGGATGTTCAATTGATTCCGGCATATTCTGTACCTGATAGCAATAATCCCCATTCCTGCTAGCTGCCCATTCTACAAATTCATAATCATTTAACTTTTTTGATGCCATTACATTAATTATTGCCAAAATAAGTGCCACTGACAATAATATTATAATTATGTTTTTGTTTTTTTTTATTTGATTCATATTCATTGATCTAATCGTCTTTGTATTCTCTCTATAAGCTCACCCGTCCTTTTCATTACTTCTTTATTCGCGCCCATCATCTCTGTGTTATTATCTATTGCACTTGTTAAGTGAGCTAAATGATTATTTATAGTTTTATTATACATTTTTATTACTAAATAAAGCACTATAATAAGTACTATTGCTATACCAGTACTTCCTCCGTCTATAATTGTTTTTAAGTCAAGTGATTCCATAATTTTAATTAATCTGTCGCAAATTTTATGTTAATTATTTTTAATAATTGTATATTAATATTGAAGATATATTAATCATTATTACCAAACACTATAAGATTACTACCTATACCAAAATTGTTACTACCAGTTATGGTTATAGTTGTTATTTGGTTAGCTGTATTTGTCCAAGTAGCCTGAGCGACTAAAATATTATTTAGATTATTAGCTGCTGTTCCAACTAAATATTTATTATAGTTTGCTGCATTATGTGCATTATATTCAATATATGCATTAGCTCCTGCTGGTACGTCAAGAGAATACATTAAAAATATACTAGATACGCCACTGTTTCCAACAGCATTTGCACCATTTTTTGAATTGTAATAACTATAATTATTTCCCGAGTCAGAATTAAATCTCATGGAAGCTGTACTCGCTGTACTGCCATTACCAACTAAAAATATTAATATTTTTAACCTTTTCATAGCTGTAAAAGACGAAACTGACAAATCTGTTCCAGCACTACTAAGCGTTGTTTGTCCTAATACAGTCCAAGCTCCACCACCAGCTGTAGCCCATTCTGGAGCAGTTGCGCCAGTATTCATAGTTAAGACTTGTGTAGCTGTTCCCTTAGCAAGTCTTACTGGATCACCAATTGCATCTCCATAAATTAAATCTCCTTGTGTTGTAATAACATCAGCACCAGAAGCCCCTTGATTTCCCTGTGTACCCTGCGCACCTTGAACTCCCTGAGAACCTGTTACTCCTTGGTCGCCTTGATCACCCTTAGCACCTTGTACCCCTGTATCACCTTGATTACCTTGAGCTCCAATCGTTCCCTGATTTCCTTGAGCACCGGTGGCACCCTGAGCACCAGTAGCTCCCTGCACTCCTTGCGTTCCTTGATTGCCTTGTGTTCCCTGCGTGCCCTGAGCTCCGGTATCGCCTTGATCACCTTGACTGCCAATAGCACCTTGAACACCTTGCGTACCCTGCGTTCCTTGGTTCCCTTGTGATCCCTGCGCACCAGTATCCCCCTGAGACCCTTGATCACCTGTTGCTCCTTGGTCCCCAGTTACACCTTGATTACCTTGATTACCTTGATCGCCTTTTTG